GGCGACAAGATCGAACACGGCAACAACGAGGTTCTGACCTGGATGGCATCCAATGTGCGTTTCCAGGCGATGGATAAGAACCTGAACACGATGCCGACCAAAAAGCATTCGACTGGGCGCATCGACGGGATCACCGCGATGATCATGGCGATCGGCCGGGCGATGACGTCAGACGACAGCGGCTCGTATCTCGAATCCGGCGAAATACTGAGCTTCTAGCTCGGGGGGCGATATGGGTCTGATCTCCCGAAGCCGGGCAGCCGCGCGGGCATTTCGCGGCGTCGAAACGAAATCCTATTTCGAAGAGCTTTTGAGCCTTCTTTCCTTCGGCCGAGAGGCGAAGGCGGGCGTTACGGTCAATACCGACACTGCGTTGCATGTCGCGGCCGTCCTGGCCTGCACCCGCGTGTTGGCCGAGGGTATCTCGCAGTTGCCGCTGAAGCTCTACCAGGGGCTGGACAATGGCGGCAGGATGGCTGCGAAACAGCACCCGCTCTACAAGCTGCTCTGGCGCCGTCCGAACGATTGGCAGACGTCGTTCGAGTTCCGCGAAACGCTGATGTATCACGCGGTGCTGACCGGCAACGGCTACGCCTATATCAGCCGCGACGGTGAGGGTGTGCCGCTCGAGCTTCTGCCGCTCGTGCCGACCCGGGTTACGCCGAAGCAGGATCAGAAAGCCAACGTCACCTATGAGGTTCGTGACGCCTACGGTCAGGTGATCACGCTCCAGCGCGAGGACATGTTTCATCTGCGCGGGCCGAGCTGGGACAGCGTCCATGGGATGGAGGTCATCCAGCTCGCTCGTGAGGCGGTTGGCCTGGCCATCGCGACCGAAGAGAGCCAGGCGCATCTGCACAAAAACGGCGTGAGCAGCAGCGGCGTCTTCTCGGTGGATGGCAAACTCGACAAGCCGGCCCGCGATACGATCCGCGAGCGCATCAAGGAAATGAACGCCGGCCTGTCGAATGTCGGCCGCGTCCTGATCCTGGATCAAAAGGGCACATACCATCCGCTGGCGATGACCGGCGTGGATGCACAGCATCTGGAAACGCGGAAGCATCAGATCGAGGAAATCTGCCGCGCCCTGCGTGTTTTTCCGCAGATGATCGGCCTATCGGACAAGACGTCAACCTACGCCTCGGCGGAGCAGTTCTTCCTCGCACACGTTGTCCATTCGCTGCTGCCGTGGGGTACGCGGTGGGAGCAGGCCATCGCGCGGGATCTGATCGACGACGACAACTCGGACCTGTTCGCGGCTTTCAGCTTCCAGGGCTTCCTGCGTGGCGATGCCAAAACCCGGGCGGAATACTACGCCTCGGCAATCGTGAACGGGTGGCTCACCCGCAACGAAGTTCGCCTTCTCGAGGACTACAACCCGCTGCCGGGCCTCGATGTCCCGCTGCAGCCGATGAACATGCAGTCCGGCGCGCTCGCGAAGTCGATCGTGACCGAACTGAAATCCCACCTGATCGGCCACAACGGCGGCCCGCCGCTCGACGACGCCGAACTGGAACGCAAGGTCGGCCGGGTGCTGTCCGCGGTCAATGAGAAGCGAATCACGGAAGCCGATGTCCTGCTGCAGCAGGTACTCGCGACATTGGAGCCAGCGACATGAACAGGATCGAAATCAAGAAGGGTGGCGCCAAGGGCCATCTCTCCGTCGTACCGCACGGCTTCAAGGCTGTGGCCGATCAGCCCGGCATGATCGAGGGCTACGGCTCCGTCTTCAGCAACGAAGACTATTATGGCGATATCGTCGCGCCTGGAGCGTTCACCCAAAGCCTCATGGACTGGAAGCAGCGCGGCCGTTTGCCGAACATGCTCTGGCAGCACGATCCCGGCGTGCCGATCGGCGTCTGGAAGGAGATGCGCCAGGACGATATCGGGCTCTATTGCGTGGGCCAGCTGCTCCTCAAGGTCCAGGCCGGCCAGGAAGCTTATGAATATGCTTTGGCAGGCGCGGTCGACGGCCTGTCGATCGGTTTTGAGACGATAGAGCGGACCTGGAACAGCGAGACGGAAACCCGAACGCTGACGATCATCGACCTCTGGGAGGTCAGCATGGCCACGTTCCCGGCCAACGATCTGGCGCGCATTGACGGCGTCAAGGCCGCGAACTCGATCAAGACTATTCGCGAATTCGAGAACTGGCTTCGGGATGAAGGCGGGTTCTCGCATGACCGCGCGAAGGCAATCGCCTCGCACGGTTTCAAGGCAGCTCCGAATTCTCGGGATGAGAACGGCGGCCTGAGTGACGTGCTGGGCGCCCTGCGGGACGTCCGCAACAACCTCAACTCTCAACCGTAAATCAGGAGATATTCAATGAATTCCGCACTCGCGCGCGCCCAGCGCCGCACCCTTCCGCATGTTCTCGAGCGAAAGGATGCTAACGGGGACAATCCCGCCGTCGTCGCCGAAATCCAGCGCGAAATCCGCGCCATCGGCGACAGCACCACCAAGCTGAAGGACAGCCTTGAGAAAGACCTCGCCCAGGTCCGCCAGGTTGCCGAGGAGGCGAAGGGCGCCATTGGCCCCGAGGTAAAGACCCAGATCGATGCTCTGACCACCAGCATTCTGGAGAAGCAGACCGCTCTCGAGACCGGATTGAAGGGGCGCCTTTCCGAAATCGAGAAGCGCCTCGGCCGCATCGGCATGGGCGGAAACGCCAATGACAACGAGGTCGTCGAGCGCAAGAACGCGATCGATTTCCACCGCGTGATGCTGGCCGGCTGCGGCCAACTGAAGGCATCGACGATTATCACCGAGGCCGACGTCGACTTCGACGGAATCAAGGCCTGGAACGCGTCGTTCCCGACCTATCTGCGCTCCAAAGACGACCGTGCGATCGAGGCGAAGGCGCTCCAGGTCGGCTCGAACCCGGATGGCGGCTACTGGCTGCCGACCGCGATCGATAACCGCATCATCACGCAGGTTTTCGAAACCAGCCCGATGCGGCAGCTGGCCTACATCGAGACGATCTCGACGGACGCGCTCGAAATTCCTAACGACCTCGGCGAGTTCGATGCGGGCTGGGTCGGCGAAGAGGACTCGCGGACCGAGACGAATACCTCGCAAACCGGCGTGCTGCGCATCCCCGTCCACGAAATCTATGCGTCTCCGAAAGCGACGCAGAAGCTTCTGGAGGATGCCGCGATCGACATCGAGGCATGGATCGCCAAGAAGATCGCGGACAAGTTCAGCCGGGTCGAGGCATCGGCCTTCATCAACGGCAACGGCATCAAGAAGCCGCGCGGGATCCTGACCTATCCCGCCGGTACCGGCAATCCGGGGCAGATCGAGCAGGTCGTCTCCGGCAACGCGACCGGTATTACCAGCGATAGCCTCATCAATGTGATGATCGCGCTCAAGGAGCCGTACGTGCCGGGTTCGACCTGGCTGATGCGTCGCGCCACCGTCGGCAAGGTCATGCTGCTGAAGGACGGCGACGGCCAGTACATCTGGCGCGCAGGCCTCGAGGCAGGCAAGCCGAGCGTTCTGCTGGGCTACCCGGTCATGCAGGCGGCGGACATGCCGGCCGTCGGCGCCGCCGCGACGCCGATCGCCTTCGGAAACTTCCGCGAGGGCTACACCATCGTCGATCGCCTCGGCATATCGACGCTGCGCGATCCCTTCACCGCCAAGCCGTTCGTCGTCTTCTACACCCGCAAGCGCGTGGGCGGCGATGTGACGAACTTCGAGGCGTTCAAGCTGATGGTGATTTCCACCTGATCGTGACGTGCGGCCGGCGCCCCAAGCGCCGGCCGTCCTGTTCTTCCGCGACATACCGGCTTTAAGGAGGCCATCCAATGCGCGATCTCATGAACAATATCACCCCGCGGGTGGCCATTGCGCCCACGGTGGTCACAGACAATACCGCCCTGGTCGGCGCCCTGATCAATCGGCAGGGCTATGATTCGCTAACCTATCTCATCGAGACCGGCACGCTGGCCGATGTTGACGCGACCTTCGCCGTGACGATGACTCACGGCGACGCCTCCGACGGGTCAGACCTGGCGGCCGTTGCCAGCACCGATCTCGTCGGCACGCTCGCCCTGGCCGGCTTCACCTTCGCGAACGATGGCGCTTGCTTCAAGGTCGGCTACATCGGGTCGAAGCAGTACACCAAGCTGACGATCACGCCGACCAGCAACAGCGGCAACGCCCCGATCGGGGCCATCGCGCTGCTGGGCCACCCCAACATCCGCCCGACGGCCAATCCGCCGGTCTGATCTCTCCCCAACCGGGCGGCCTTCGGGCCGCCCTTTTCAGTTCAATGGAGGTAGGGCATGGCCCAGGATTCTACTTATCAGGCCAAGAACTATGAGGCGCAGGGCGGCGACCTTTGGTCTGTTGGCGGAACGCTCGAAATCGCCGCGGGCGGTAAGCTGACCGCCAATGGCGTTGACGTCACCGGACTGCTGAAGGCCGTACGCGCCCAGGTGGTCACTGTCGCCGCGGTGGACACGATCGTCACCGGGCTTGCGACCGTCGTCGCAGTCATCGCCACGCTCGACAGCGATCCGGTTGACGATCCTTTCATGGTGACGGCCTCGATCGGCGATCAGGCTGGTTCTCCGGCGGCGGGCTCGTTCCTGCTGAAGAGCTGGAAGAATACCGGCGGGACGGACCCGACGCCGATTGCGGCGACGACCTTCGGCAAGAAGGTCAATTACATCGCCTACGGCACCTGAGGCCCGGCGATGCCGCGTTATCAGGTGGTCCACGGCTTCCCGTTTAGCCGGCATGGTCATGACAGCGGTCATGCTCATGCCGGCGACGAGATCGAGGTGGCGGAAAGCATTGGCAAAGGCCTTGTCGAGGCAGGCTTGGTTCGTCCGGCCGCACCATCGGCCGCGCTCGCATCGCCCGAAACGTCCGTGAAGGTAACGCCACAGACCAAGCGCGGGCGCCGGTAATGCTGATCAGCAGCCAATTCATCGTAACATCGGCCGCCAGCGATAGATCGCTGATCACGCCTGCGCAGCTGCGCGAGGCCGTGGGTGCGACAGAT